CTAGATATCAAGCATATCCTTCACATTCTCAATTTGTTGATAATACCTTGCATATGAAGCACTTAGCTGCTTCATTGCCGGAATAAAAACATCATAATAACCGTTTGCACTATTAAATTCTTTCATCAGTGTCATTAGCTTGTACGTAGGCGACTCCTTATATTCATCCGAAGATGTATATGCCAGATAACGCTCGACAAAGTCTTTATTCTCTGAAAAAAATCTGTCAGGATGCTCTATCGCACTTTGGGTATCTTCTATTATAGCACTGATCTGATCGACAGATATATCCCTATTATTCTCCGTCATGTACGCACCTAATTCTTCTGGTATGACTAAAGGCGGCATCTCATCTAAAAATGTTAGAATTTTATCATACGCCATTTGTTGGTCATGGGTCACCATCGGTTCATTTAAAAACCGCGCAAAGTGTAGGCAAATAAACCGTCCATAGTATCCGGGGAATGCTTCCAACAGCCTATCTCCAATAGTTTTACCTTGTTCAATAGCTTGTAGTGCATCTTTGATATTACTCTCCGGTGTGTTAGAACCTAGTTTTGCAAGAAGTTCTTTTTTGACTTGGTCTCGTTGAATATCCAACTCTTTTTTCAGCACCACATTTTGTATGGCTGAGCCTGATGTATCCTCAAGTATCTCTCGAATATGTTCAATCCCTACATCAAGTTTTCTTAAGACGCTGACTTTGTCCAATATAAGAACATCTTCCTCACTATATTCTCTATAACCATTGTCTAAGATAGAAGGCTGAACCAGCCCCTTTGCACTATAGTATTCAATTGCTTTTTTAGTAAGCCCTGTGCGTTTACTTACTTCATGAATTAACATAATCATCACCTCAGGATAAGCATATACTAACACCTAAGGTGATAGTCAAGGATTCTATGTATCTTTTTTCAAAAACTTATTCTGCACCTAGCTCACTTGAGTTGGATTCTGAAATAACGTCTCCTGTTGCTTCATTAATAAATGTAACTTGAATATTCTCTACTTCTTCACCACTAAAGATTCCATAGATTCCACCATACATGTAAAAAGAAATCGTCAAGAAGGATTCTGCCATATCTGGCTCTTCATTTTTAGTTGTAATTTTGAACTCTGAATAATTGTCATTGACTTCTATATCAACAAGGTTTGGATATTCTTCGGATTGAATCATCTCATCAATCACGGCGTCCATCTCGCTTCGCATCTGTCCCAACATTTCTTCATGTTGTTCCTTGGTCATGGTATATGTCGCACTACCATCTTCATTAAGTACAATTGATGAATAGCCTTCTTCTTCAGCCGCAGCTGTTAATTCTTCTTGTGTTGTCTCTCCAATGTAATCCGCAGGAATGGTCAACTCAATCTCATCACTTGCTTTTCCCCCACACGCTGATACGATTAGCATAACTGCTAATAATAATGCTAATACTCTTTTTGTTTTCATGATTTTACCTCTTCTTTCTATATTTTTATGCTTATATAGTAACACATAGAATATCGTTGTCAATTTATTGTCAAAAAAATCTGCCAAATAGACAAACCAATTAATGGGTCGAATTAAGTGTCGCTTCGATGTTAGCTTAACTTCATAAACGCTTCTTCTAAAAATCTACCTATTCCTTCGTCATTTTTATGCTGCTCAATAAATGCCACCCAATCATCTACACGGTCAAAATCAGAGTCAATCATACGTTGAACATAATCCGGAACCCCTTTGAAAGTTTTAGGATTAATACTCGTTGCCATCTTGCCTGTTACATCTCTATTAAAGAAGGTATTGGATATTCTATCTGTATTATGCACTTCAAAGTGTAGGTGCGGTCCTGTTGACTTTCCAGAATTGCCTGTATATCCAATAACCTGACCCTTTTTCACTAACGTTCCAACTGGTGCGCCTAAACGATTTAAATGCGCTGATAAGGTTACAAACCCTTTATGCTGCACTACGATATAATATCCATACCCCTTCTTAGCTCCTCCACCATTTACTTTGGATATAATTACTTCTCCATCTGCTACCGCCAAAAGCGGTGTGCCGATATTTGCTCGAATATCGACACCATTATGAAACTTTTTTACTTTGTCTATAGGATCTATTCGCATCCCATAAGGTGATGTAATGTGAATATTTCCGTTAATCGGTTGTAAATTCATCTTGGTTCACCCTCTCCCTCTTCGCATCCACTAAGCCCTCACCAATAATATAGGCAATTAACACACTGCATGCAGAAATAATGGATACGACTTGTTCTATCGTAAGGCTCTCCACATTAAAAGCAGTTAGAATTGCTGTGACAAACCCTGTGACTGCCATCCAAAACTTACGACTTGTTAACTTCTGTTTCCAGTTGATTTTCATATCCCTTCCTCCTAAAGATTTTGTATATACCAAATAAAAAAGCTTAACAACGTTCCAATTGTTAAGCCCATAGCCCATTTAATAGTAGTTACCAACGATTTGATTTGTTCACACAGATTTTCAAGCTTCGTCTCTGTGCGCGATCGATGCTGTTCAAGCTCATCGATTCTCTGAGAATGATTGTTCAATCTCTTGTCATGCACATCTAGGCGCTGGTTGATGTTATTATGTTTTTCAATGCAAGTTTCCTCGTTCATAATACTCCCCCCTTTTTTTACTGTTTCTTTAAAATCATCTTGTTCTTAAAGCAAATCCCTGATATAAAATCCAGATTCTCCATAGGACACAATGTTATTTCCATCTCTGATATGACTTGATAAAATACGCTCTTCAAAACTTTGTTTTGCAATCAATGTCAATCTTAAAGTGTCTGTATTGAGTAAAAAAATGATTGTTTCTAATTCATCAACACTTGTCGCTTCAATATAAATGTATAAATCAGATAACTTTTTCAAACCTCGTATACTGTCTATATTATATGAATTACTATCGGATGTGACATTTAATATAGCCCCACTATTTGGATCAATTTCAACCTTTTTAAACCGCATATTTTCTGTGACTTCTATAGCATATCTGTCGGATATTGATATCATCTCAAATGTGTGATCAGTACTCGAAAAAGTTTCAGATGTCGATATCCTCGTTAAGGTGTTTTTATCTCGTACTCTATAAAATTTTTCATTTGTTATACACGTTACTATATAATTTCCAACTATGCAAAACTCTCTTTCATAACCACTCATAGAATAAATTGCATGAGCTCCTGTTACCTTATTAAATTTTACAAGGCTCGATTCTCTTGTAGATGTGGCTCCAATATAATAAATATATTCTTCTTCTTCCTTAAAATTTCCACGCGGAAATTTTGCAACTGGTGTTGCAACGATACTACTTGAAAAAGTCTCTTTATGTATTTTTCTAATACCTGCTTCTGAAATTGTACCGACATAATTATCATCCCATTTGAAGATAATATCAACGTCATATATTTTGTTCGAACTAGAATTAGTACTTTTCTTCTCTCCTGTTTGCATGTTGTACGATCCTAAATCATAGTATCTTTTTGTTGAGTGGTCTGTCGCCCATGAGTAATATAATACATTATCAAAAACATTAAATATTAAACTTGAAATAGATGTATCCGGTCCAGCATTTTTTAGTTCATAGATTAATGACGGTATTTTTTTATATGTTTGTCCTGTGTCTAACATTTCTTTTACTCTCAACGGTGTCATATATTTTTGATTACTTTTCCCCGCTTGTGCTTCTTGCGTTGATGCAACTCCATAATTTTGGACTGCTCCTAAACCAATATCTCTTTTATTGACTGTCACTTCCCCTGTTTTACCCATAACACTTTTTACCGCATTTACTTGCGCTCCTGGTTCAATTCCATTTAATTTCACTTTATCAGTTTTGCTCATTAAACCATTCACGCTCGTTGTAACTAAGCTTGTATTCGCTTTATTATTCCAGATATTTTTTTCTGCATCTGTAACAAATCTGCTCTTTGAGTCCTGTTTTATAATATCTGGCGCATGTTTATCGGGGTGTCTGTAATTGTTTGCCCCCTCGTCTATCCCGCTTAGTTTTGTTCTCTCTGCAGATGAAAAAATCTTTCGTGATCCTGTTTCAGTAATCATATCCAAGCTATGTGTTGCTGGATGCTGATAGTCTGTTGCATCTTCTGGAATTTTTGCAAGCTTTTGCTTTTCTGCGTCTGAGTAGTCGTTGGTTGATAGGCCTTTCCCTTCTATATGACTTACTTTCTCATCACTTAATGCTTTTAGTGCTCCATCTATCAAATCCATGTTTTCACTTTGTACCGCTACATTATAGAATTCGTTTTCGTCATCTTTTGTTAAGTTATAATTGGATGTATATGTTTTTCCCATTAAATAATCACCTCTTCTTTTAAATGTTTATGCGTATAAGCGCTTAATTGCGCGTGTGTAAAGTTTTTTAATGTTGCGTTTTGATTGTATCTTAGTTCTAAGTCAATTATTAAGTTTGCTGGGGCTAAACGATGAAGCAATTCTTCAACTGCACTATATTGTCCTTTTGCAACCACCTCTACTCGAACGCTTAGCATATGACTATCACTCAGCAACTCACACGTATATCCGTCTTCACCACAAAGAGTCCTCAAGCGTTCTTCCAATGTTCTAAAGGTATATGGAAGTTGTTCATTGAACCTTGCCTTGATTCTAAATCTTCTATCTGTCAACGTATCTGCTACTTTTGGCGTGATTTTTAGGATGCTTTCCAGTCTGAGCACTCCGTGTTCTGTTGCTTCGCTAACAAAGTTGTCCTTCAACGCATCCTCAAGGGCTGTCCACAACGTCCTGAGTTCCGGTTCTTCTGTCGCCATGATTGCCTTATATTCCCTGACCTCCTTAAGAACCTGCGGTAAATAATCAATCAATGGTCTATTATCCACTTACATCCCCCCTCACCGGAATACTATCTTGATCAATCACCAAGTTTTGAGCTAATGTATTGATGGTTGTATTGGCTATGTCTAGGATGCCTGTAAGATTGAGTAACCGCGTCTCAATCTGACTAATTCTAACAATCAGATTGTCGCTTGTATCCCAATCAGAAGCCAAAGCATGAAAATATTCATCGATAGCAGCTGTTACATATGGTTGAATATCTTCCCACGACCAGCCTTCTTGATAGGTGATGGTCGTTGCAATATCTACGGCTGTGCCTGTTACTCCCATAACCGTGACGACATGCCCTATTGGAGCAAAACCTTTTCCTTGTCCTTGATTGACTATCGGATCAACTGCAGATTGGGTCGCCTCAATAAGCGCGGAACTTGGAACGGCATATGTCGAGTCCATAATCACCAGTTTAACGCTGCCTCCACCATCCCATACCGGATAAACCTTCACTCCACCTATTCCTGCAAGTGCCATCGTTTTTTCTTTGTAATCCGCCACATTTCCTCCATAGGACTGGGATTCCAAAGAAGAAAAATATCTTTGCCTTAAATTTTCCGTTGCCTCTGCCTCTTCACCCGGAATTAATATCTCCGTTACTTGTGCATGTGTTAAACCTGCAATATAGGAAATCGGTAGCAATGTCCCTATTTGATTCCCAAGCTCGCCGCTTGTCTCACACTCAAGCTTGAATTGTCCACTTGTAATTTGTTCCACCACCTTATAATTATAATCACCGAGTGAGAACCTTGAATTTATCGGTATATCTATGTTAAACACACCTTTAACAACCGCCTTTGTCGCTTCGCTTGGAATAATTCCACGTTCTGCTGCCCGCTTTATAAGGTAAGGTCTGCTCTGTGTATCTGCAAACGCTTCATTCAAGATTACATCTAACTCAATATACATGTTCTGCAGCTCCACTGCCGCCGGTGCCAACGCATTATAAATAATGGCACCTTCCCTTTTATCCACGTCCATAGGAACTTTATCTAACATCCTTTGCAAAATATGTTCGTAGGTTACCTCTTCATACATTTATATCTTCACCACCTTTTCTGCTTCTATATCACCAAATACTGTTGTCGCAGTAAAGGTGACATGTATCTTGTTTCCATTTGTCTTAAAATCAAAGTTTGTTACCTCTGTAATTCTTGTATCTTGTAGCAGCGCTTCTGCAATCCGCCATTCAAGCGTCGCAAGAACATACTCCACACTTTTCCCATACAAGTCATGTAGCTCTATTCCATAGTTCCATGAATAGATGAGATTCTCATAGCGTTCAATGTTAAGTATTAAGTATATGGCTTGTTGCATTGCTTCAAGCTCATCTGCTTGTCCAACAATAACCTGGCGCGCGCCATTGAGTTTAAATGTTTTTGTTGGAAGCTCTTCATATATAAAATCACTAGCAAGTTCTTCGTTTATTTTTGGAATCACAACCATCACCTACCTTATCCGATCCAATACAATATATTTTTGTCCACCTTGACGACGTATGAGTAAAACTTGTTCCCCTTCTTTTAATCCCAGATGAACCGTCATCGCTTTTTTCCCAGAGACAGCATGCTTATGCGTTGCAAAGGAGCTATCGCCCGTCCCTCCTTGTGCATTTGCCGTCGCATGATCCAAGGTAACGTCTACCGAAAAATCACGCACAAGCGTCGTTAAAATCAAATGTGAAGCATCGAGTGTTAGGCGCTGTTCTAAGTTTATCTTAAGCGGAGACGCACTGACGACCGTCCCATATACAAAAGCTGTTGGATTCGATGCTTCTATTGCTTCTACAGATGCTTGCTTAATAATCTCAATTAAATTAGGCATGAATACCACCTCCACTTAATGTCAAATCCATCGTGTGCACATCTTGGCTAAAGGAATGGGTCGCTCGTTCAACCAGCATGTAGTTTTTTGCCACGATATCACCTAGATGGACATCTATAGGTACATGATATCCAGCTCGTACTCTTGGGTCACCAAAGGCTTTACTTATCTTAAGTGAGCGCCTCTTTTGATTATATAACTTCAAAAGTGCATCTGCTTTTGACTGCACATTCACATCATCTGTGTCAAATTGATCAAAGTATTGTAACAGCCCCCATTTTTCAATATTGTCATTATCTGAAGCAATAATTTTTTTCCCGTTATCTTTATTACGCAATACAACTAGGTTATACGTCTCATTATCAATCGATGATTGGTACTGAAAATTTTCAGCCCTTTGCTGATCGATTAATAGGTCACACTTCATCGCCTCGGCATCTCGCAATGTAAGTTCGCCAAACTGATCAAAAAGTATATATAGCTTTTTACTGTTTTGAAGGGTTAAATCTAAGGCATTTAACATCATATCAATCAACGACTTATCTTGCTCTATTTTGCGTGCGATAACCCACGGTGTCTCTTCGATTTGTCCTGTATTTATGCCAAAGTATTTACATAAGGTTTGAATGACTTCACTTGCTGTTTTATTTTCGTATGCATACGTAAACTTATTTTTCAGATATCTAAGTTGGTCATAAGCTGTCACTTTAATGATACCGTTTTTATCTCGATTTTTTGTAAATACAAATCCTTTAAAAACATTGTAGCCATCGACAACAAAGTTAACCATGTCCCCTTCCTGAAAGTTGATAATCTCATCTTTAACCACCGAAAATGTGAGTTTTGCCGGTTGCCCCTTCCTCTCAGTCACCCATTGAATTGTCCCTTCTACTACAGGAAAATATTTTAGGGTTTTTGTTTGAATTTCGAGTTCAATCATTGACTCACCTCCTCGATAGGCATTGTTAAGACTTGCCCTGGAAAGATCAAATTTGGGTTTGCGATGTTGTTTAAGGATGCAATCTCTCTGTACTTAGCTCCCTGACCAAGGTTTTTCTTTGAGATATTCCAAAGTGTATCGCCTTGTTTAACGGTGTATGTCTTTGGCTTTGGCGCAGATCCAGTTTCACGTGTTGTCTGAATGGTTGCAACGTTTTCTTCATTTTTCTTGGATATAGCTACCACCTTTGTTTTATAAGGCTTCCATTCTTTTAGGTTAATAGAGACATTCACTGATTGCCCATCTGCCGCATTTTCTTCAATAGCGTAATCTTCAATGGACACAAGCATAGTTGTTCCAAAGACTTTTGCCCCCATGATCTTATTGCGGTACACATTAAATCGAAAAGGCTTTTTATTCTTTTTTAATTCTTTAAATTTGCTTAGATAGTAATAAGCCGGCTTGAATTGATCCGGATAGTATCCGAAGGGATATTCTACATGCGGAATCATCACTGTAAAGGAAATATCTGTCAAACCCGCTGATTTTAATATATTAACCTCTCCATCATTGATGAGATTGATTCTTTTGTTTTTATTTTTGATTTTCATCTGCATTTTGGACGGTGCGACCGGTAAGGCCACACCATCCATTTCAAAAATATATGCCATTATTCATGCACCCCCTCGCTAGCTACAGCCATTGTCTCGTAAAGTGTATTTTCCAAATATTCAACCATTCCATCTAGGTCTTGTTCTCCACTGACTTGGTTGGTGATGCCACCCATGTCTACTTTGATCTCTGCCGTTGTAAATCGATTAATGACATCTTGTTCTGCTAGGTCACGTAAATATGTAAGGTCCTCTTCTGCCACATCCATAGTGTCTGCCATTCTTGCAGTGTTGGAAGCCGTCTCTTCTTCAGCAACCTTTGGTTCATATGGTTGTGGCGTAATTACCGTATCATCCCTTTCTACCGAAGATTGACGCTTCATTTCATCTATTTCAGCTTGTCTTTCACTCATCGCTTTTTGGGCGTCATCTTTCATTTGATTCATCTTTGCATCACGCTCAGCAATCCCCGCTTCAATTTCATTCTTGTAATTTTCGAATGCCTCATTCCTTGCTTTCTTTTGCGCTTCATTTATGAGTTCATTGTTGGTACCAAAAGACACTTTTTCAATTACATCTATGGATACACCTGGAAGACCATTGAGCTTTTCTATAAAGCCATTAATGATGTCAATCCCACTATTTACCATATTTTGTAAAAGCATTATGAAATCAGCTTTCATATCCCCCATGTAATTTTTGATAGCTACCGCTGTCGCCATTGCTCCAACCTTCAACTTATCCAAGAAATTAAGCACCCCGTTGATTCCTGTGAAAAAACCTATCTTCAGCCAGTCCCAAGCTGTCATAATACTACTCATCGCAATTTTCCATGCAATTTCAAGGCCACCAACAGATTGTATCCATTGGTATATTAGTCCGATAAGAATCCCAATAGCTAGGGCAATCCAGATCGCTGGATTTGCCAAAAGAGAAACTTTCAAACCATCTTGCGCCACTTTAGCCGCCCATGTTGCAATAGTCATAATTCCTGTTACAGCTGTATATGCTGCTACTGCAGCTACTATCCCCCAAAAAATCGGTTCAATAAAAGACCAATTATCATATATAAGCTGTGCCCCTTGCGCAATTCCTTGAAGCAGCGGTTCAAACGTCTGAAGCAACGAATTCGTTATAACGGTTCCCATCTGTTCAAACGTCATAGGCATAGCTTCAAATTCCGTATCTATATCTGTCATCGACGAAAGTAACGCGCCTTTGACGACATCGCCTGTTATCGCCCCTTGGTCTGCTAAAGTATTCATCTGTTCTATAGGGACATCCATATAGTCGGCAATCATCTGAACAGCTTGGGGCACATTGGCAAATATCGAGCTAAAATCATCTCCACCTAATGCGCCTGATCCCAACGCCTGCACTAGCTCTGTACGCGTTGAATCCATCTGTTCTTGGCTAGCTCCGGCAAGCGCCATGGATTTGTTAAATGCTTCTACAAAAGCAATCGTTTCTCCGTTATCTGAAAAGGTGCCTCCGGGTCCTTCTGCTAACGAAGCAACCGCACCAGCATTCGCCTCATAGGATGTCCCCGATCGATTGGCAGATTGATAAATCATATCTTGAAGTTCTGCCGTACTTTGTTGACCGTCATTCGCCATATTCAACTTCGCTGTCGTTTGGACCATTTTGTCTGACAGGTTCATCACTTTTTGTACGCCTTCGCCAACCTTTAAATCTCCCATCGTCTTTTTAAGTTTTTCCATATATCCACATGATTCTTGGGTTGCTTCTTCTAACATATTGATTTCTTGTCTTGCCGATTGAATAACTTCTACGTTTACAAAATTCTGTGTTATTTTTTGAACCGCTTGAAATTTGCCTGTCATCACATCGATCGACTGATCCATTTTTCTTATTGCCGGAAGATTACCATCTGTTAGTTGTAATGTATTCATTAATGTTGCCATGTAATCACCTACCTTTGTGCGTTCATCTAATAATTATCTCTTTTTGGGTCGACTTACTTTCTTATTTCTTTTCTTATCTTCTTCTACTTTAATCTCAATGGCCGCTACGATAAACGCACGTTCATTCCTCTCCAAATCCAAAAATTCATGAGGCCATTTATGAAATTTGTGAAGGCAATAATATGCAATATTTGCCTCAAGATCACCTTCACTTATTAGTTTTTTGCTTCTTCTACTTTTTCCTCAAAACTCACCTCAAATCCGTTGACTTCTTGGATTTTGATTAAATAGTCTGAATATTCTCCAGGTGAAAGCATATTCTTTAAGACAAGGTCTGCCCCCATTGCATTATATGAGTTTTGAAGTTCCATATCATCAAGGTTTGGATGCACTGTACATGTTGCTGCCAACTTCCCAAGATATAGATTGTAGTCCGTCTCTTGAGTAAATTGCCCGCGTTTGCCCGGAACCTGAACACGCTTTGTACATGACTTTCTCAATGCTTCATCCTCTGTTGATGTAATACATCGAATTTCCCATGGAATTGGCGTCCCCTCTTCATCTGTAAAACGTTTTGAAACTACATATTGTATGTTTTCTATTTTCTTTGCATTTTGTGCCAAAAAACCTGCTAAATTTCCCATTGTTTTCTTCCTCTCTTATCGTTTAAATGATAAAGGGATGCGCATTCTATGCACATCCCTTTTTTGTTCTTATCAATATATTAATATGCACTTCTAGGTGCTTTTACTGCATCCCTGATAAGGATATAAACTCTTCCGGAATCTCAAAATCTTCAAATGTAAAGTCGATTGCTTCATCTAAATATTCTGCATCCGCGTCAAATTTAGTCAAAATCCCGCCATCCAAGTTACAGTCTTTTAAGATGACCGTTTGTCGTCCTACACCAGATGTCGGATCTTCGTTGGTTACTTGAATATCAAAATATACATCCTCACCCTTGTCTTTATATCGCTTTAGTAAGGATCTAAAGATACTTGTATTATAATGGAATGTTGCGTTTCCGCTTCCAGTCCATCCTGTTGCTTTATTTCCTTTCCCTGTTTTTCCTAAAATAGGCACTTCCGTTTTTGTCTTCTCAACACTTGCCTCTAAGTTGATTGCCTGCATGAATTCGTAACGGTTTCCTTCGATTGTCACGAAACATTTAGCCAAAGACGCACTAATTGCATCCTTTGCATTCATAAAATTTGCCATTATCCTTCACTCCTTCCTTATTCAACAACTACTGTCATATATAATTGTGCCATTGCATTAACCGGTGTCACTTTATCGCTAATAACGACTGCTTTTTTTGTATCTCCAGCTTCAACACTGACATCATTGGGTTCAAAGTTTTCGATTGCACGAATCCCTTGAAGTGTTTGATGATGCTTAACAATATCGTTCCACAGACTAATACGTCCATCTGCATCATTTGGAACATGCCCTAAGTATTTCGTATTAAACACTACACCAATATCATTTGCAATTTGGTCAAAGACTCGAATCGTTTGGTTGCTGCTAAAATCTCCTGATTTTGAATCTGTTACACTAACAAAAGTATTGATATCATCTAACACTTTAATATCATCACCCACTTTATGGAAAACGAACTTACCCTCTTGAATGGCTTCTTCCAACTGAAGTTGTGTGTAGCGACTGTCCACGTTGAATCCACCATCATATATTTTATTTGTTTGACTTTTATTTACCGGTGTCCCTGCCGCTGAACCTGTCACCCAATAAACCAGTGACGACGGACGTGCATTGGAATCTGTAACAGTATTTTCCACACTAATGACGCCTTCATAATCAGCTGACGACGTACGATATACAACCGTTTGAAACTTCATTCCAACTGTATCGCGTAATCGCTTTGTCCATTGCACCACAAGGTCAACAATCTCAGGTACTGTTGATAAGCAGCCAAAGGTGTGAAAATTATAGGCTTCAAACGCATCAAGTGCCGCTTGATATTCTACTCCCGTCGCTTCAATGCCATTAACCGCTCCAGTAAGTTCAAGACCTGCTGTTTCCAAAAGCTCAACATTTGCCTTCCACTGTACATAGTCATTGTCGACAAGGTGATCTGTATTTGCAAGAACCGTTTGCTCATCGACTAAAGTTGTGCCAAGGTAGGTTTGCACATCAACCTTGGTGTTATCATCTGTATTAACTTTGACAACAATAATCAAATCGTTACCACGCACACCTTTATATTTTGCATCACAATAGAGGTTTGATGCAGCACTACCTCCATTCATCAATTTGTAAAAGTGCCCTACTCGAATATTTTTAAATAAATCAACGAGTCCTTTTAGTTTTTCATGTGTATAATCATATCCAAAAATCTTTAATGCGTCCTTTTGAAACTCTTCTACTGTCACCGTAAAGACTTCACCATCAACACCCCAATCCAGTTCTACAGGCAAAGCTGCCACACCTCGTTCTGATAATGTTGCTGAAGCTTTCATGGAACTAATAAAATTAATATACGTTCCAGGTAACACTTTGTTTTGAAGGACAAACGTACCACCACCAAGTGCCATATTATTTCACCAATCCTTTCTTACTATTTAACTGATTCATATGTTTATTCCTACTGCTTTGTACTCCTTTTTGTCTCGTCTTCATACTTTTCCTCCCTTAATTAGGTTGTTAACTGCTAGTGTTCCCATAAGTTCTTTTGGCTCTTCAACTTTTCGAACATACATATCATAATTCACATCAAACTGTAACTCTCCATTAACCAGTTCATGACGCATCTTCGTTCCACGAAGTTTATCACCATTTGATACTGTGATAATGTCTAACGCTTCGTAGAGATCTTGAGCCAACATTTGAATCTCTAAATTGTTTTGTGAACTCATCCCAAGATATTTGATTCTAAATGGATGATGTCCCAAAAATCTTGAACCTATTTTTTGACTTACACTCGGGTTTCCTATAGCAATTAAAAAACAAGGTTTCGTTAAACCTTGTTCTACACCCTCATCAACGTATACGTTGATTTTTGTTCCAAACTCTTGCTCGAGTTTTGCCACGATACCGTTTTGAATCATACTTAACATATTAATCCCTCCATTTTCTCCTTCGCCATCTATTACCTCACCTCCTTTAAAGAATAAAATTGAACTTGTAGAGTAAAATAAAATAGGACCCGATATCGGATCCCACATTGTTATAATACGCTTTCAAGCTCTTTGCAATTTCTTACACTATTATCTTAGCATAGAAAAACGGACATAAAAGGACGACTTCTAAATTTGCACTAATTTGTTTAAAATTGCATTGTCCATTCTGCGACAATGGCGTTCACTATATTCAACACCACGTGCCACTTCATACCATCGCAGTTTTTTAAAATATCTTAGTTCGATGAGTTTGCGCTCAAGATCATCTAACATATCTATATTTTCTTCAACTCGGTTTTTTTTCATATATAAGTCGTGTAACTTTTGATTTACATATACAACCTGCGCTTCATATTTATCAATAATATTGCTTACAGCATCTGCCGTCGGATCAACAATCTTATTGCTTTTTTGTGTTTCTGATCCCCAATACACAATTGCTTTTGAAGTATCGCGTTCTGCCTTGACCAAATTACCCAAATCTTGGACCTCTGCCTGCAGCTTCTTGATGGTTCTACATATAAATCCATATTCAAACAATTCTTTTCGCATCTGCTCTACTGCTGTTTTTATATTATGCTCTGATCTTATGATCGTACTCGTCGTATCTTTTCTTTCCATAATTACGCCTCCCTATTCTTATTGCTTCTTACTTTATATAATCTATGTCTTTTACTCATCGTGTAAGCTCACACCTTTTTCTTACTTAATGCGTAAGTCGATAGTAACACCCTTTTCTTTGGATGTCAATACGTATTATGTAAGTTCAAACGATATATTTATTTTATATTGCATTTTACGTAAGTAGGTGCTATGATTATCTTTAGGAGGTGGCTCGATGGCTATTATAAATGAACGAATAAAAAATCGAAGATTGTCTTTACATATGACACTTGCTGAAGTTGCTAATTATTTGGGCGTAAAGGAAGCTACTGCACAAAGATATGAAAGTGGAGAAATAAAAAATATCAAGCATGAGACAATCGTTGAATTGGCAAAACTTTTTCAATGTCATCCAGCATATCTTATGGGATGGGATGATTCCCCCAGTGATGATATTCAAACAATTGCCGCTCATCATGATAGCGAAGATTGGAGCGATGAAGAATTAGAAGAGATAGAAGCCTTTAAAGCGTTTGTAAAAAGCAAACGCAAAAAATAAGATGAATTAGTATGAGGTTTTTTTATAGGGGTGAAAAAATGACTTATGAGGAATTGATGATCGACAGTGATATTGATGATATCTATGAATTGAATATGAGAACAAAAGGTCTCTATGCAGACGGCATTATCGGCATTAGCAAGCACATAGAAACAACTACAGAAAAAGCTTGTATTTTAGCTGAAGAAATTGGTCACTACCATACATCACATGGTGACATTCTTGATCAAACGTCTATAGCCAATCGGAAACAGGAATTACGTGCTAGAGCTTGGGGTTATGAAAAACTTATCCCACTGCATATGATTATTGAAGCACATAAAGCTCGTTGCCATGGTCGCTTAGAATTAGCCGAATATCTTGGGGTGACTGAGGAGTTTTTAATAGAGACTATCGAATATTACAAGCGTAAACTTGGCTTGTTTTATCGTATAGATAAAAAGTATATAATAACGTTTGAGCCATTGGGAGTGTTCGAACAATTTTGA